GCGCCGGTTATAGCATAACTGCCAGCTTCAAGATTGAGCGCACGCCCGGCTAGTGGGGTAAGGTCGGCGCCAGTAAGCGCATAAGAACCAGATTCGAGGTTTACGGCGCGGCCAGCTAATGGGGTAAGATCGGCGCCGGTTATCGAATACGAACCGGCTTCAAGTTCAAGCGAATAGACGCTAACGGTCTTTACTGACCGATGCACCTCTGGATGACGGAATGATACCCTGCGTTGCGGATTAGGCCATTCGGTTTGAGAAAATGGCGTTGGTACCGATTTAAGCGTCGTCCCAAGTAAATTGGGGATCGGTTGAGCAATGATTGCCGCAAACGACGATACGGCAATAATTTTAGTGATTAACGGAAGCCGCTGAGTTTGAGTGCTGACAGCGCCGTAGGTTTTACCTAAAAGGTTCTGAACCCAACCAGCTTCATTAGCCTGGTTGTATCGGCGCGGTGGCGATTGGTATGAGTTAAATGCCATTTTAGAACCATGACATCATTGCAAGCGGACCAGGGATGGCAATAACTTCCGTAACTGCAAGCGTGGCAAACGCCAAGTCATCGACGCCTACACCGCCCCACTGAATCGAATAGTCTGCCGTTCCTGCCGTCGTCTGATGCTGCACGCCGCAAGTAAAGTTGCCGGCCAAGTCGGTCGTGCTGTCTTTGGTGGAGGTTGCGTGCACGGTCAGCGTTGTGTTGGCGGTGACGCCGCTGTAACACACCGCAAAGGCCATAGAACTTCGCCCCGCATATTGGAGCGTTAGGATAGTTGGGTCGGCAGCCGCGTTATTGTCTCGGGTATCGGAATCAATAACCATCAAGTTAGCGGCACCATCGAGGGAATACGCAGCGCCAAAAATATCTGTGGTGGTGCCCGATGTCAGGTCAACCGTGATGGTCTGCACACCAGTGGGAATACCCGATCCCCAAAAGTAGGCGTAGGACCGTCCTGGTTCAGTTGTGGTATCGACGGCGGTGCAACAACGCTGGAGAACCGCTGTGCCGTAAGTAACACCCACCACCAAGTCGGTTGACTCGGTGCCGTGCGCTAATAGGACAACAACGCCTTGGGGTGAGGCAGCATTGAAGCTGCTCCACGTCATTGGGTCCGACGTGTCGATGCGCAAGCTCTCGGTTATACCCGCAACGGTGACAGTCATTAAAACATTACCGCCCCAAATAAAGTTGTCGGAGTATACTCATACGCGCCTATGTCCGGCAGTCCATAGATAGGAGCGCCTATGAAATCCACAGTTAATCCAACATCAACTCCTGCATTCTTAGCTGGTGATGCTGCTTGTAAAGTAAAATCGTCGTTGCCGGGATCGGTCAAAAGCGGGTCTGCATTGACCCCGTTGGTATCGTAAGTGGCTTGCCATGTGGCCCATGATGGAAACGCGCCATTGTGATTGATGTTAGGCGCTCCGTCTGCCCGCCAATGTAGATTGTAGTCGATAGTTGCCGCCGACTGCGTGACCATGTTCAAAGTGCGGCGGGTATCGGTGGCAACAATAAGATTATTCCGCATGTCAAACGCGGTTAAATTATCCGCGATTTTCACCTCTTGCTGAGTCGTTCCGCCGTTCTTCCAGATGGTGTTATTCCAAATCGTTAGGCTAAGAGTGCCGGCGCCCTTGGTCTGCTCAGTGATACCCGATGACGTTTCGGCAGTATTGTTGCCGTAAATCACGTTGGAATAAATCGCATAGACAACATTGGTCGAACTGTTTTGTCCTGCCTCGACGCCGGAACTGGCATTGCCGTAAATCTCGTTGCGGTAGACGTTAGCGGAGCCGATTAACTTGATGCCATCACCATAAAGGTGCCCGTAAATCGTATTTTGGTAAATGTTTGTTACGACTGCGCTAGTAAGAACATATATTCCGTGACTTAATCCCGCTGTGTTGCCAACATGGGTATTGTCGTAAATTGTATTGCCGAAGATGTTAAACAAACCCAAATAACCCTGAATACCACTGTACTGTTGGTTATTAAAAACCGAAACCAACCCATTCCCGGTGATCGTGTTGTTTTTCAGTTCACCACCGACCGAGTAAGCGTTGTCGACCCAAATACCCCATCCGCCGTTGTTTCTGATTGTGCAGCTATCAACGATTGCGTTTATCGCTGTGGTCGATCCTCTTAAATCTATTCCGTCTAGTGCAGATCGTTCAAGGATGCAGTTTTGAACGATGTTATTGGTTACGGTCACGCTGCCAACGACGATGGAGTGAGAATTGCCATCTCTCAATGTCAATCCGTCAATCGTGATATTCGTTTTATCGTTGGTGTAAATTGCCTCGGCACGTTGGCCGACTTCCATTGTATAACCTGCGGGATCATCGTCGCCAGTTGTCCGAATATAAACCTGCCCGCCACCTGCATCCCAAAAGAATGTTCCTGCGGTTAGATTGTTTTTAGTAGTGATTACCTCGCCCAACCGGGTATCGGTTTCATAAACTATACTAGGTTGTACGCTAACCACTTTTTTGTAGGCGTCGAAATTGGTCGATGACCCCAATGCGCTCAAGCCGGATGTATAGATAGTACCTATTACGGTATCGGTAATCGCTTCAGTAAACACAAACCATTCATCGTAATTTAACGCGCCGTCAGCAGCGCCTATAAAAGCAAGAGACTGCGCGGTATTTAGAGCGACTGAGGTGCGAGTAACCGTAGTTGATTCCTTGACACCATCTATCCAAAACGATATTTCGTCATCGGCACCTGCGTTTGCGACGTTTTCACCGTTCCATCTAAGGACAACATGGTGCCATCCATCGCCGGTGTACGCAGCGCCCGCTTGGTCGATTGTGGCCGTGCCGCCAGCGGAATAGACTCGCGCTCTAAATTTACCGATAGTTCCGCTGCCCGCAATCAACCATCCCCTACTTGAAAAATCGCTATGCGCTGCCATTGAACGAAAGGCGGCAAAATTACCCTTGATGTTTATCCAGCCGCCAATAGTAAAACCCGTCGTTGTACCTTTGAATGGAAAGGTCGCAGACTCATTTGCTAGTGTGATAAAGGCGTTGTCACTGGTCGTTGGGGTTGCTATCGAATATGTCCCTTCATGGTGCGTAGCCGATTGGGCTGCTGATCCTGCCCATGTAAGATTATTAACCCCGTTACCATCGAGTGATGGCGAAGCAGCATCCTCAAAATACCAGTATGAAAGTGGCATTGGCGAAAGCGGCACAACGGTAACGATGTTTTCAAGTGTCCAACCCGTTACAATATCGGAGCCGCTAATGATTGGCGCAGCCCCGCTGCCGTATGTGCCTAGGGTGATGACATTACCGGCGCTACCCGATGATGGCATTGTCAGCATCTCGCGCCAAACTTCACCCTTCTTGAACAGGATCGAATCACCGGCAGAGAACGACGACCCATTGACCTTGGCAATGGTTTTCCACGCCAAGGCTTCACTCAAGCCGGTATCGCCATCGTCACCGGTTGTAAAGTCAACGTAGTAAATCGCCACTGTTTAATCTGGTTCGATTACGATATGGCTTGCAAGCGCCGTCGATGCCGTCGAACCCGTGTGCGCCGACAAACTAATCTCGCCCACGTTGACCGCTACGCCGTACTGCGAGATTTCTTCACCTGGCGCTGCCACCCATCGGACGATGCCGCCGAATGCGTTGAACGAGAGTTGCAACAGATGAAACGCGGCGTTTCTCTGCGGCATGGTCGTGGCGCTGAATCCCGGTGTCGGTGGCGCTGCCAGCGCGGCAGTATGCACGGTCAACGGCGTGAACGAGCCGTTGGTGCCGAGCGTGATCGAGGTCGCGGCAACTGTGGAGTCGCGGCCCACAACCATAATCATTGGCGCCGAGGCTGTGGCTTGGCCGCCCAGGTACACCTCGTAAGTCCTGATGAACTGCGTCGATGAACCAAGTACAAAGCACGCCCCGTTCGCCGTCATCGTGGCGCCGTTGCCGACTACCGTTGCCGTCCAGGTCGGATTGCTAAAACTCCATTTAGCCATTAGCTTTCTCCTTTTCTTCCTTTACTCTATCCAATTGTTCACCTAATTCGCGCAGCGCAGAGGCCACGGTTGGACGAAAAACAACCGGACATCCGCTTACATGAATAAACTGTCGGCGCTCGCTATCGATCTGATCCCAATAGCAGTCAAGCTCGCCAATACACGGCAACAACTTCTCCACCTGCTCGTCATATTTATCCATCGCTAGTCTCCCGTCACAATTATCGGCCCGCCGTGGTGAGCCGCTTTTTCCGCCGCTTCGATAACCTTCATCCACGGTCTGCATTCCAGCCCGCACGCCGGCTTGTCGCACACATAATGATCGCACTTCACGCAGTAGTGACGCGGACGTTTGCGCGTGGGTGATAGCACCACCACTGAGCCGCAATGAGAGCATGTCACCGTCGGCGACTCCCACACTTGCCCCTCGGGCGCGAGCGCGTTGCCGGGACTCGCCCGGTGGTCGATGATAAGATAGCCTTCTTTTGTGCGTTGACTGCTCATAAGCAAATCTGCGCCATTAAGTTTGTGGAGCCTAAATCTCCGCCGGAAAAATCGTCTATCGAGTCAGAACCCGCTGCTCCGGTAAATAACGGAATACGAACGCCAATAGAGCCAGCCGCAGTAATGTCACCATTACTTACGGTTAGAATCGTTCCGCCGTTGCGTTTTAAGGTAAGGTTGGTGCCATTGACTTCAAAATAAATAACGTCATTCAACTGCCACGGTGTAGTATCTTCTCCCGATATTGCGGTTGGAGTGCCGGTAATGATTTTAAGTATTTGCGTCCGTGGAATAGAAGGAACATGCTGTGCTTGGTACATTGTTCCGACGCCATCGTTAAGACGCAGAATTAAACCCCAAGTTGCAGCCAAGCCTGCTGTTAACGCTGAGATGGTGTATTGCACAAACTGATTCGCGCCTGGAGTAGCAGCATTCCAGTAGGCGCCAGAATCACCACCACTACTTGACGAACATAATTTTTGACTAATAATTTGGACAACATTGTATCCACTTAGCGTAGACCAATTGCCGCCAGCGGGATTCGCATCTGCTCTATTAAAGTCATCAGTTATGACAGCCATTAGGGCAACTCCACGTCTTGCCAGCCCGATCCGGCCTCAACCGCCGCTAGTAGTGTGGCGTCAGCAGTTTCTGCTGTGTAAGAATAAAAGCTCGATGGGTTAAAAATACTTTCGGGATTTAGTTCCTCAACGGTTGCACCATCCAGGAGATACTCGCCAATGCACTTAGCATTAGCAGCCAAGCCATTAACTGTAGTGTTGAGCAGTAGGGTGACACCGCTTATATGTTTTTTGTAAATGTCATTCTCGGAATAAAATTTAACATTGTCACCCGCGTACACTCCTGAAATAGTGCGGTCCAGATAATTGTTGAAAGCATGTACCTTCGCCCAATGAGCCAGCGGATTTCTGACGTAAATCGCTTGGTAATGGTTATGATGCAGCGTAACCGTTATGCCGTCATCTACAGTCTCACCGAATGTAGAGATAAGTATAGCCTTATCGCCCCAACCCAACTCAGCCGCGCCCGTACCACCATCACCGCCGCCAGAAGTCGTCGGGAATTTGCACCACGATACGGTAATTCCGTATGGCGCCACGTCGTTGCTGGGGTTGGCTGTACCCGATCCAATGTAGATGATTTCATCCGTCGCGTCATGGAATGTGCAATGATCTATCCAAACATTTGAAGCATCCTCCCCAACAGCTATCATGCAATTGCTTGTGTTGTCCTCCATCTTGATGTTGTGAATAATGACATTAGAAATGGGTCCATTACTTCCCGCATCCCACACGCCAATCGTAATACCCTTGTTTGAAATCGTGATGTCCTGTCCCCTGCCATCGATTGTTTTGTTCGATCTGATACCAATGACTGTTGACAGTGTAATAGTTCCTGATACGTCGAAGACGATCCAATAAGGCGTTGTTGACTCCGCCCCTGCGCGAAGCGAACCGGCGCCGGAATCGTTTAGGTTGGTGACGTGATAGAGTGCGCCGCCAGCGCCGCCGGTGGTGTCTTTGCCAAAGCCGACGACGTTGGCAAGGATGTTCTCCCATGGTCGCAGATTGCTGGAACCTGCCGGCAAACCCGGCGCTTCGTAAGTTACTGTAGGCGCCACTATCCCATCCCCGCGCCGGTCATGCCCAGTTTTCCCGGGTCCATGCTGAACTCGAAATGTCTTCGACCGCATACTTTGCAACGCTCCACCACGAGGTCCACCTTCAATTGGTGCGGCTCGCAGTTCTCTTTTATTCGGCAACACTCGACCGGCCTATCTTCTCGTGGAATGTAAGTGGCGCGGTAAAGTTCGCCTAATTCGGTGTCGCTCATGTAAGCGTAAAAATGTTGCCGGCTACGCCAACGGCGGCGTTGCTAAACTTGGCGCTGAATGTCTCGCCGTTGCCCAACGTCAAAGGTGACCCATAATCCCACCAGCATATTAAGCCAGTAGCCACGGTGCTATTTTGAAGCACGACATACTGCCAGCTTTGCCAATCGGCAGCGGTTGCCGTCCACATGAGCGACGTACCGCGAAGCCGTCCAGTGCCCGCTGGACTCTCATCGTATGTGTTGAGCGTGTCCTCACCGCCAGCCGTATAGCCGGTGCCGGTCGGTTGCGTCACGTCGGTTAGTACCGTGTCGGTGTTGACGATTGGATCGGTGGCGCGTACTAAAGCAATCTTCAGCGCGTCCGTATTAAGATTGACGCCAAGCCCAATCTGCTCGGCAAAGTCGAGTATCTTATTGTATGTTGCCATCACTCCCCCTAAAGTTTATGCGCCGCCTTGAACGCCTCGAAGGCTTTCTTTACTGCGTCGAGTTCCGCCTGCTTTGCCGTCTTTTCCGCTCCAAGCTTGTCAATCTCCCTGCTGTACTGCGCGCCTAGTTCCCCAAGCTGCTCCATCTTGCGGTCATGATCCGCTCTAGTCTTGGCAAACTCGGCAGAAAGCGCCGCTGTCTTTGTAGCCATACCGTTAGTGAAATCGTCAAACGCTTTACGCGCCACGTCGGTTTCCCGCGCCAGCTTCGCCTTGCTGGTTTCGAGCACGGCTATCTCGTCGGCGAGCGCCTTCTTGCGTGACTCGTCCTCTTTGGTCGCCTTGGCGAATGCCTTCTCGGCGGCTTCCGCCGATTCGACAATCTCGATACACGAGGTTATCGCGGGGGCGAACTGCATCATCGGCTTTAACGCTTCTCTGATTTGTATGGCTGTCATGGTCATGGAAGCCCCCTATGGAGTGGTGTAACCGATTATCGTGATTTTGGTTAATTGTGTGGCGATGCCCAACACGCAGATTGCATGTCCGGCGGTGATATGGATTGGCGTTTGAAGCTGAATGATTTGCACCGACTGCGCATTGGTCACGCCGACGTATTTGGTGCTTACGTTGTCGGCTGGCAATACCGCCGTGGTGCTAGTGCCGCAATTTGTCCCGGTGCCCGACTGGATAGACCACTGATTCGCCGTCGAAGTCGTGGACTGATTGATAATCGTGGTGATGTGATGCTGTTTGTCGGTAACAACGGCTTTTATTTCGGCTAATGAGGCGCCGACACCCGCGTGTCCCACGGTCCATTCCTGGGCGGCGCTGCCCTGGCGGGTGTACCATTGCGCGTCGGCTGGTCGCGTGTTCATCATTAACGCACTCAACCCGAACCACACCAACACAACAAGAAGTGCTATACCGGCGCGATACTCTTGGATTACTTTTAACATGAGTGCTCCTTCGGCAGTCCTAAAACGACGCGGCTTTGAGTTCCATCGCACCACTCTTTAATTTGCCAACGGCTTTCAATCTTGGCTTGCCACCAGTGAGGCGATTCGATGGTAAGGTGCAAATCCTCGATAATCTCCATGTCGCTAAAATCTGCCGTGCTGGAAGGTACATGAGCGATGGTAAGAAGCCCGCCTTTGCGCGTAATCTTCGCCATGCCGTCCAGTGTCCGGTCGACATACTGCGGCGGTATATGCTCCAGCACATCGCAACAAAGTATCCAGTCGAATACCGGGAGGCCGTCGAGTTCCCACATATTGCCTTCGATGAATGGCAAGTCCACCTCACGCACGTCGACGAAATCGAACAACGTCACGTTGAGAACCCTGGGTTCTCCCCCTGGCATTTTCTTTTTATAGTCAGCAAGGTATTTACCAGCCCGCCCGGTACCGCAACCCAAGTCGATAACGGTGTCGCCCTGCTCTCGCGCAGAAGAAAAGAGAAAGTAAGCGGCTACACGCTCGCCTGGCGAGCCTCGGCGATAGGACTTATGCTGATAGGCACGCCAATACTTGCGCTTCTCCGATTCGAGGTCGGCTAAACTAGACTGCATCATCTGCGCGATCTTCCACCCAACCACCATACTCTTTGGTCGTTGCACTGCTTGGGCTTGCCGGTCTTTGGAAACGGCAGATAGTGTTGCCGGCTTTGTTGACTGCCATGTGCGCGTTGGTCCAGGTGTGGTCGGCTATCTTAGCCTTGGCCCATTCTTCAGCGGCTATGCGCCCTACGGCGGTATCAGCGAAATTTGCCATTGTATTATTCCTCCCTTAGCGAGCATTGCCCGCGCCTGATAAGTGAAATGAGATGGTCATCTTCGGCTGGCCCGGCGTTGTGCAAACAAAACCCTTCCTTGATGGAACCATACGGGTCGGCAAGTAGGATAGGCATGTCGGTGTAGCGTTTGTCGTAGACGGTGCAGCGCGTAGACATCGGCATACCAGCGATACCGCCAATATCGAGATACTGGCACTTGAAGTTGCCTATCCAGCAACAGTTGCCGCATTGATTACAGTGTCCAGAGATACTCACGAGTCCATCCTGACATGCTATGCAATGTTTTCTTAAACTCCGGGTTCCGGTTTACTTCCGCCTTGAACTGGCTCTGTACTTTCGAGTATCCGCCATTGATCGTGTCGTCCGGTTGCCAAAAGCACGGTGTTGAATCTGTAGGGCATCCACAAAGTACGATAGGTTGGCAACCCATCAAGTGAGCTACTTGCGCTGCGAACAAACCTGAAAGAGCAAAAATAGGTGTCAGTCCCATCCATTGGTGCCATTCCCTTTCTCCATATAAGCCGCCGTCATGTACCCTGAAATCCTTATTGCCATATCCCTTGCTAGTTGCATCGCGCCTGAGTCCTACCCAACAATCAAGTTTCGGAGTGTGAAGAGAAACCATATGATCCACATGAGGAAGATAGACGCCAACATCGTTAGCAGCAAAGATAACGCATCGGCCCATTGCTGACTCGGCGGCCTTAACTTCCTCAAAGACTCCCTTCGCATTCCCGGCGACTATCGCCGGCTGGCCGCGAAGTTCTCCTAAGAGTTCTTCGCAGCCTTCGCCAGTGTATCCGCTCGACTCCCACACTACGCCACAAAGCGAAATGTGTAATAGAATATCTTCGTGGCTACCGGAACAACCGCCGCCCAAGTGGCGATTACAACCTGGTCCGTTGTCGGCTTGTAGTGGTGCCCGGTGGCGTTGATCGTGGCAATCGCCGCCACGTCGCAATCGAACGCCGTGATGTACTTGTCTGCCGTGGCGCTGGTGCCGATTGCCAGGGTCAAGCTGGCGCCCGCTGAGGCGCCCATAGCCTCGGTCGTTACCGTGGCACCGATGCACTTCCAGCCGGCCCGGTGGATAAACAGCTTGACTGTGCCGCTGGCCGTTTCTGACGTTCCGACAACGTAGGTGCCGGCGCCGACCGTGTGCGAGTCACTGATAATAATTTCCTCGCCGAACCGCTCCGTTGACCGGAATGGCCTGCCGAGAATGTCGTGGTTCTGATACGACGTTGAGCGAAGCTCGCTCGCCGTGCCACGACTCGATAGCAATACCCGCTTGATGAACTGAAACATATGAATGTCCTCTCTAGGGCGTTCTCCATTTCCACCCTAATTAGCTGAAGTTGTTGTTTAATTTTCCTTGGCGATAATCAAAACGACTGCACCTTCCCACAAGCGCACGGCGCCAAACGTCGCACTTATGTAGACCTGATTGTCATAGTTGAGGTCGTCACGTTCACTCACCCTCGGCGTGAACTCCTGACCACTCGAAAAACCTACTGCGCTTTTCGACATCGCAATCATGCTTCGGCTGTTAGCGTCGTACATCGGCAGGATGGTCTGCAATGCGACGGCGGTGGCGTCGTCCACCCAAGTGGTTTGATCGCCATAATCCTGAACCAATGTCCAATCGAACCCTTGCCACGCATGACCATTCATTGAACCACTGTCCATGATTCTCGGAGTGCTGGTAAAATCTGAAGATGACGCCTGCGTGATTGCCATGATGTCGGTTTCTTGCCCGGCACCGTAAAACATCACACGGTTTTGTGGGCCGGTCGGCACATAGCCTTTAGTCAACAGCACGCCTGCGCTGATGATGACCGTCAGGTTGATTGCCGTGTTGGTCGTGCCGACGATCCGGCTGGTAAGCATGGCCTGGGTGCCATAGGTCATTTGACCTGTGGTGCCGGAAGTCGTAATTACCATGGCATCGCCTACCGCCGCCGATAGTAACGCCGCATCACGCGAGCGCACCGCAGCCGCCGAGAGTTCGCGCACATACTCGGACTGCGGGTTGATAAGCGCCCGCACCAAGTCGACGTTTTTGCTGACCAAGCAGGCGCCGCCAATAGACTGCACCGGACAGCCGCGCCGGGTGTGGTTGGGGTTGAGAATAGGTGTGGTGCTATGCGCGCCGATTGGCACCAGCATGACACCGCCCATCCGTTCCCAGGTGTCGATCGCTGCGCTAACGCCCATGTGCTTGACGGCTGGAGCAATCTTGTCGAATACGACGGCTTCGCGCTGCTCCATGTTGGCGAGAATGTTTTGGTTGAATTGATGGACATATGCCATCGGAAAACTGGTACTCATGGATTTATCCTTTCAGGGTTATATACTCTCGGCAATTAAGCGAGACCGAGAATCGCCCGGTGGAGGTGCCCGCATTGCACGGACTCCATCTGACTCGTCGTGAGTCAACGCCACGGCTTTCCGTGGAGCCATCGGACTAACCTTGAAAGGTTAGGTGCCCGAAATGTCTGCTACCTATCCGGCATCGGTAGCAGACTTCTTTGGTCATAGCGTAGCGAGCGTTGAATCATGCGAATACTCTCGTTCTCCTCAAAATAGCCGGAGTCTTTTGAAGGTACAGATTGCTCTATCGCATGGGTCGAGCAACCGAGATGCCCTAGACGCGCCGCAATAACGACGCTTAAACGCTCTGTGGGATTCAATTCTTTGCAACACATTACTCAATCGTCTTTTTCACCCTTGCCCGCCGGCGCGTCGCCGCGATAGTAGCGGTCAACGATCTCGTAGGGCACTCCACTTAGGCGCACGGCATCGCTTCTGCTAATACCGTTCTTTTTCATTCTGCCGATTGCTATCGTCATCGCGCCTGACTCCCAAACTTCCTTTTTAACGTCTATTGAGTGCTGGCGCTTCATAAGAGTTTTTTTGTCGATCATTACTTCAGACATTGCGTTTCTCCTATATTTCTATCGTACCCGGATAACCCTTTTTCATCAACTGGTTGACATACTCGGTAACATCGGGGTCGCCCTGGTGGTAAGCCTTGTACTTAGGGTTCTCTTTGTTACGGATGATGTCCTTTGCCTCCAACACCGCCGCATTGCCGTCGTGCGACGTTGCCCCGTTAGCCGTACCACCGAAATCAGTTTGAGTCATTTTCGCCACCAGTCCTATTAGTTTTACCATTGCCGGATGGTCGCCCAAAGCCAATGCCTTATTCTCCGAGGCTTGCCCGTATGGCGCCACACCGTCGTTGAGTAAGTCTTTCAATTCGGGAATATCGCGTGAGAGTAAGTCCACGTTCTGCTTGTACTCGGCAATGCGTTGGGTCGACTCGCCCTTGAATATATCCGCCATCAAGGCGTCGACGTGCTCGCCCTGGATGAAGTCCACTTCGGCGCCCTTGGCGGGTAGGAGAGCTGGTAGAATATCCTTGGCGAAGGTTTCGACTAGCCCCGCCGCTTGCGTCTTGGATAGTCCTAGCTTGTGCGCCTGCTCGCGGAAGATGCCAAGGGTCTTGTCGGACTTGATGACTTCATCGGCCATGCCGTCGAACTTAAACTCGTAGTCGTCGGCTTTTGCCGGCGGCATACGGTCGGCGAAGACATGCTGGAGTTTCGGCAAGTGCTGAGTTTTCCAGGCTTCGAGTTCCTTGGGATCGTTGCCGGGTATCGCTACCGAACGGCCCTGGTAGGACTCCATTTCACTGAAGCCCTTCACCAGCGAGCCGACATCGTTGTACTTTTGGACTGCCGAACTGCCGCGTAGTTCCTCGGGTAGACTCTGCACTATATCATCTGGCAGTGGCATTACATCTCCTCATTCAATTTGACTAAGACAGCCGTCCTACTCATGGCAATAGTCAGAATGGTGCGCGATAGCCGGCGCATTCCTTCAGCCATGCCGCGCTCAAATTCCGAAGCGCCCTCCACGTCCTCTGAAATAATAGTGCTGAAATAATCCCACAACACACCGCCCTGGAATACCGCCGCCCGTATTGCCTCGTCGATTTGCTCAGGGGTGCGCTCGACATAAGTGAGCCTGATTTTACGCTGCCGCTTCTTCAAGCTGCTTATCCCACTGGTTGATAAATTCCACTACATCCTTGAGCGTCGGTTCATGGTCATAACACTGACTCATGCCACGGTTGTCTATCTTCAAAAAGAGTTGATACGGCATTAACTGAGGCGTCCTGCCGGGCAGTATCGAGTAGTCGCAAAATACCTTCATGCCGCTGCCTGTCCTCCGCTGGCGCCTTCGCGTGTGACTTTGAGGAACGGCGCCACATCTCCCGCCGCCTTAGCCGCACCCATGCCGAGCATCGCCATCTTCTCGGCGTTCTGCTGCGCGAGTAGCTTGGTGACTTTCTGGTTGAACTCGTACTCGCTTATCAGCATGTCCTGGGTGCCGCGAATCTCGAATAGCTTGCGTGATACTTTCTTAAAGTCGACAAGCTGTAGCACCTGCGGGTCAAACTGCTGGATGCCGGCAAGGTCGGCGACGGACTGCTGCAAATCAGTAATTTCCTGATTGCGAGCTGCACGCGCAAGAGGCGATTCATAACTGACCGCCAGTGCCCCGTCTGCCGAGCCTTGCCTCAACACATCGGGGGGTTCGCGCAACATCCCCGCATGCGCCATGTTGTCTAGGGTGACGTTGATGACTACGCTTTGATAGTCCTGTTCAAGGCGGGAATATACCGGACCTTGGATTTGCTGGAGTAGGTTAAGTCTTGCGTTGGTTTCAAAGGCTGTGAGTTCGGGTTTCTCGCGGCTGAGTAGATTGAGAATTTCTGAGACATGATAGATTCGTAAGATTTGCTCAACTTTGCGCTTTCGCATAAGGTCATCGGCTTGCCAGTTAGGCTGGTCGAATAGCTGCCGAACGGAGTTGTTAGGGTCAGTGACCACGGTATCTCCGCCGGCTCGCTTATTAAGAATTCCGTTAATGATACTATTTCGTTTGCTAAGCGTTGGGGGATCGAGTTGTCTATCCCACATGAGCATTTCTTTTTTGTCGGCTTCATTCATCGTCCTCGCGTCGGGTAACGCCATTTCGCTAGGTCCACGTCCGTAAGGCTCACCGGCTATCAAGTCGTAACGTGCTACCGCCACGGGAAACAGTCGGTAGCCCGACTCGCGCACCAGCCGGAGTTTTTCCTTCTCCACCCAACACGACGCCCATGGTAGTTGGTTGGACTTCTTGAGTTTAGTGCCGGAGTATTCGAGGTTTTCCCTTGGACTGATGGAGTGTAGAAACGTCACGTCACGGTAGGGGGTCTTGTCGAGTTGACGGTTAAGGTCGTCGGACAAGCCGTAGTTTACCCCGCCGTCTTCCTCGAACATCTTGTGCGCATTGACCAGCTTGATGGTCACTTCCCGGATAAAGGTATCTATCTTTCCGTCCGGTCCCTCACACATGACGTAACTGCCAAATGGGATGGCCGTGTAACGAAGCTGGTTAAGACCGCTTCTAGTCTGCGGTACCATCTCGCAGAGTAAGGGGCCGTTGCCCATGTTGATCCATGAGTTTATCGCCTGTCCATTTCCTTGGTAGAAGTTGCTGCGCCGGAAGGCGAGCAGCATTGCGGTCGTCCAGTCCTTGAGACAATTAGCGGCATCTGAGTCCTCGTTTATTTCCGGGTCTGAATGCCCGAGTCCAAACCAGCGGGTAGCCGAGTTGCACACGGCGCCCTGGATAAACTGGCTGAGAATGAAAGAGCCGTAGGTCGCTGTCGAGTCAAATATCTTTCGGGTGCGTCTCTCGCCTGGCGCCCTGGTGCGCTCCACGTCTTTGTAGAACGGCGCTATGTAGTCGATGATGTCTTGGACAATGTTGTCAAGATTGACGCGCTCCGCCTTGAGCGTTTCGTAATTCTTGGCGATGGCTTGGGGTAAATTCATCCGACGTTGCCCAAGTTACTTCCGCCTATCACCGTGGAGGAGCGCCCCTGCGCCAGCATGGCCCGGCGCCGGGCGTCATTCTCTGCGGCTTGTATCTGAGTGCTGGAAGTGGACGGCGGGGGTTTTGCTTTGGGTATCTTCGGCTTATCGGCGCCGACGAACATATCTTTCAGCATCATGGGCGGGGTACTCCTAAGAACCATTACTCGCTTTTAGGCTTGGTTGTCAAGCGTCGGGCACAAGTGCCCTATAATACTTGTTGACTTTCTTTATGATGGAGAATAGAAAACACTAATGTTCGACGCGGAATTTATAAAGCGAACCCACGAACCGATCATCAAGGAATTAGAAATCGAGATCAATCGGGCGAGGTATAAAATACGATACACGCTAGGATACACAAGCGAACATGACAAAGTAGATGATCTCGTGAGAAAGAACTTAAAAATTTGTTTAGTACGAGATAGGTGGAATGACATTCTTGAACAGTATTACGGTCACGCGATAAACTGGCCCATTCAAAAAGAATGGCTAGCTACATTTAACTACGACAACACACGCTTTTCCGGCATTGATCGTAAATCTCTTAAAGTCCACTTTAACACTTACAGATACCTGCAATCTATTATTCCTTGCGTGTATTCCTATCAGATGGATCAACGCGGATTATTTTACTGGCGTGATATTTTGCGAGTTATTCCCAAAAGACCGCGTTGCAGAATATGTGGTGCGCCGCCAACGAGGTGGGATAGAACCGCTCATGGCAAACGTAAAGGCGATGATAATGACAGATATAACTGCCTCGGCGGAGAATCATACGTTTACGCCGAACGGTTACGGAAATGGAGGGAAGAATATCGAATAAAACAAGAGAAGAAGAAAGGTATTTGGCAAGCACGAATAGCGGCTCTTGAAGCACAATATAAAATCAAGGAGGACAAAAAATGTCTGCAAGAAACAAGACAACTGATCTGGAAAATAAGGAAGTATCTACGGAATCCGAACAGCCTCGCTCTCTAGCGATTGCCCGCAAGGGATTAAACACCTCGAAAGACTTCGCCAACTTCATGGCGGCAATGATGTCTGATTTAGTCGAGGGGAAAGTTTCACCCGGCGTCGGCAATGCAAGCTGCAACGCAGGCGGAAAGCTATTGAAGATTGTCGAGATGGAATACAAGTACGGCACCAAGGATGACAAAGGCAATCCGAATAAGACATTGACGCTTGCCTTCGAGAGCACAGATGCCAAAGAATGATGACTCCGATGACCGCTGGTCGCGCACATGCCCGCGCTGCGGCTGGAAGTGGGTGCCGAGGGTGCCCAAGCCCAAGAAGTGCCCGGCGTGCAAGAATATCCTAAAACCGAAGTGATGGTTGCCGGTCGTCCTGATTAAGGTTGGTCAACACCTTGAGCGGGCGACCGGCATTCTCATTCATTCCCGGCACACCCCACCTAGCCAAGAGATAAATAAAGGCATCGCCTATATCCTCATGGGGATGGTTGGGCTTCTTGGGCTTGTCGCTGCGCAGCTCGCCGAGGTGCGACTTGGCATAGTACCAGCGTCCGTCGAGTGCTTTTATCAAGTCCTGGGTGTAGGCATTATCTTCGACGGTGATACCCGACCTACGGTTGAATATCTGGACCAGGATATTCTTTCTTATCTCCCACTGGACAGGTCCGCTTTCAAACCACCCTCCGCCCAGCATCTGCTGGATCATCACCAGAGCCGCATTGTCGATGTCTGCTTCACTGCCCTTGGGCTTCTCCATGCTGCCCTGGGCCGGGTCGTAGCCTATGAAGGCGTAGTCGTCGGGATGTCTAAGCACCCAAGGTGCAAACCTACCTAGCCACGGTATCACCTGATCCTCGAATAGCTGCTGGATACCCGCCCCCATGGCGCACAGTGACGCCTTGACGCGCATGGTCGGACCCTCGGGCTGTCCTATCACGCACGCCGGGGTATGGCCGAAGTCGATACCGAAGTAGACAGGCTCTCCCGGAATGAAGGGGAGTTGTTTAGATGAAACGTGGAGGTCACGGCTAAAGCCCTGCGCTACCTGGTCCCCAAGCATGATAACGCCGGGAAGTCCAAGCAGGAGTCTTCGAACTAGGTCGGGTCTATTCTGGAGGGACTGACCCCAATCGGCTCTCGCTTCTTCGTTTGCTCTCTCGCCGGCTGGCACCCTGAACCACTGGACAGTCGGCAAGTAGGATGAATTGCCCATGCACTCGGACAGGGGACTGCCCTGGGGATACTTGTCAAACTCGGGAAGCCACCGGTAACCGTTATCCAGGAACATCTTCTTGAACTGCTCGGGGTGTGCGAAGACTGGTCGCTGATGGGGGTTAGCCCTACGCCATGTCCAATGATCCTCATCAGGTAGGTTCTCGGTCGTAACCGCGGGGTGAAAGTGGCTAGGTGTGCGTTGACTGGTCAACCCGAGACTCCAGGCATCCTCATTGACACCGCTGGACACCACCATCTGAGAACTAGGCGCCGGCTCCTCGAACCACATGCCCACCGTCTCCATCCTCATCCGGTCCATCGCCCCCTGATCCTCAATCCCAAACAGGTCCACCCTCACTAGGGGAGTCCCAGCTAAGTAAAACGTAGCCACATGGTCATTATCCGTTAGTCTCCAGCCACCTTTGAATATGACATTCTCGAAACTCTTGATGGTCTTTAACTTGTGGCTGGTAAAAGTATCCGTAACTCCCACCCAGGGAACGGGGAGGGGAAACCCCGCGGCATGGTGCGCCCGGGCATGCTCTATCGCCCCCACCATCCACCCGATGGTCTTGCCGTCACCACGAGTACCAAAACAGAATATCTCCCTACGCTCAGGGTTACGTCCCCCATCCCTAATGGTCTGGACAAACTCAGCCACCACCGGCTGCTCCATAAAGCTGATCTCTGCCTTCTGGTTTGCCTGCCGGGGGTCTATCTTGTGACGGAGTTTAGGCATGGAGTCCCTTGATACTTTAAAAGCGGGGATATTGGTAGCCTACTCCTTAACGTGGAGGCGTATGGCCCTAAAAAATGGGTCCCACCCCTCACCTCGTAGGGAAAAAGCACCCCCCCCTACCACTACTACCAGCACCACGCTCCACGCTCCCGCACTGTACAATACTGTCCATGTTGTACAATTATGGTAAAGTTTACAGATTATGTGTTATCAGACACTGATGGTCTATCCATGCCATAACACTGAGTATTATTTTATTATTCTAAATTATGGGAATTAGACTTTGGATGGGTTTATTATCTTAGCTTCCTCGAGGTCTTCACCTAACTTACTAAGGCCATTATCGGGTGTTATTGCCCTAGGTGACTGTCCGGGATAGCTGATAGCTAACTGTGCTGGACCTATCGTAGTGATATTAAAACCATCACGATATTCAGGTCTTAGACCTTTGAGAGCGAAGATGGCTAATACGTCGCTTTTGCGATTCACCTTCTCAACAATTACCTGATCTCCCCTTGTCTTAGTGATAGTATGCTCAGTCCCCACAAAGGCCCTAGTAAATACGTCACCCTCAGCATAGTCAGCAAACATTTCACGAGCTTTATTATAAGCTTGTTTATAATCCTCAGACTTTTGTATCCATCGATAATGAAACATCCAATGGATATTGCATAACCTAGAACATCCGGTGATTGAGCCACTAGCGCAATATGCCAGTAAATAACGTCTTTGACGTGGTTTAATGGCCTTGAACTCAGCAATGGCCTTAAATTCTCTGATTAGGTTTAAAGATTCTACTGGTACTGAGGCAGGTGATGTGAGACTTGCTGAACCATCCATGAGTTAAGATTTTAAAGACAGGTACTCCTTAGGTTGGGACGCTGCTCTCACTCCCTCACTCCCTCCGCTATCCTCTTAAGCCCCCCGAGTAACCCTGCAATCCATTCTATGATGCAGGCCATAGTTGATTCAATGTGATTAGATCAAGATTGAATCGTGAAAGCGTCGGTCGGTCGGTCGGTCGATTGCGCTGGCCCGGTCAATCACGTTATTAGCAGCTATCCCGCCAGTGGCGCTGTAGGCAATGGCGCTATGGAGTACCTGAGAGACGCGATCCATGCCTCGTGATTGCCGAATAGTCCCACAAACAACAAAGCGTAGCCCAGATTGCTCCAAGCTACGCTCCATTGCCTCAGGTACTACTATGGATTGCTCCATACGCCACTACTATTGAATTAAGTAGAGTTTGTCAAGCGTTATCCCATCGGGCATTTCTGAGAAAACAAGGCATTATTGCCCACTGTAATAAATTCAACTACTTAGAGTATCAAGTTATAGGTAGTGTAAATAAATATGGCAGTATTGCCTGAATTCTTTTTCCTTGACTCATAGGGGAATGTAGTGTTATTGAGCATTTAGCATTGCGCTGTTATCTGGCATGAGTCCTGCTTTAATGGGAGTGCAAAGGGGAATGAAAATGAAAACCATCAACCATCTACGAGAAATATACGGCGGCAGGTATCACCAGATCGCTCAAGTGAATATCACAGAGCCTCAATACCTACAGCCTATTCACGCGAGTGTAGTTGCCGATAGCTTACAGACATTCGATGGGGACCAAGGACCAAAGACAGCACAGCTCATGACCTACGGCGATAGCTGGCGCTTTTGGGTAATTGTCGACTAACCATCAACGTGCAGGAGGGAATGAAAATGAAAAACAAAAAACTATCTGAGGAAGATTTAGTCCAGGAAGCTTACGAGGATTCTCTTTATGTATTCCGCCTGGCATCTCAGGCCTTTAGCGCAGTGCAGGTAGCATACCGCGGACGGGTCATTGATGATGATGAGTTTCTCCGCGGGCGCAAGATATACCACCTGGCGCAATTAGCGGCTGATGAGGCTGAGGAAGCCTATATCAACGCCATGAAGCAGTTTCGCGACTAACATCAACGTTCGCAACACCCGCTGCCAAGCGGGAGAATGGAAGGGGAAAATGAAAACTAAGATGGTCAAATATGAAATTGAGTGGGCTAACGGCGAAAAGGAAATAGTCAAAATTCCGGCTTTTTTCCAACCGAGTCAAGTTAAGAAAAACCTCCCCTACTCTGAGGTCGTCATGTTACTTGAGAAAGGCTATCACGTTTTCGCCAACAGCGATGGTCGCATTGATGGTCCGGCTCGCGTTGCAGTCCTTGACAATGGCGAGTTAACGCCTGCGTTTAAACATCTATAGTCCCATCATCGGCAACTCTTATGAGAGTTGCCCATTGATCGGATTAGGCGTGCTTAACCTCCATGTTGCCAAACATGGGAGAAAGAGAAGGGGATAACATGAAAGACACACTATGGGCCTACAAGGCCATCGAGACGCGCTACATCGGCCCAACGAATACACGCGGATCGCGCTGCAAGGCCACTGCCGAAGGCCACAACTCTATCACGCTGTCATGGGACAGCGACCTAGACTCGCTTGAAATGCACCACAAAGCAGCGTTGGCACTATGCGCCAAGTTGAATTGGAAGGGTAAGCTAGTCGCCGGCGGTACAGCACGCGGTTATGTCTTTGTCTTTGCGGATCGGGATTTCAAAGCAGAAAACAAAAGCGAGGTCGAAAAAGTCTAGCCTTGCCCTTCGCCCTTTCTAAGGGCAAGCGCCGTGAGTCTGGCAACTTACCACGCCCGCTGGCGATACGGGCGGGCATTAAACTAACTCAAGAGGAAGGAAGCAAAACCATGAAAGACTTAGACGCCATACTGGCAATAATCCTCGTTATAATCGGCATAGGCTCATGCAGCGTTTACAACGTTGCCAAAGTCGATGCCGTGGTGACACGCATGATTGAGCAGTCCCTACAGGTGAAACGATGATAAAAACAAAAGAACATTACGACTTGTTAGAACAATTTGAACGCGACTTCCCCTACTGCCGCCTTGACAAAGAACCTAAGGATTTATGGGGAAAGGAAGCTATCTATCAGAATGGTAACACTAATGAATTGTTTCTGGCTTACCGTAAAGGATACGCTTTCGGCAAAGTGGTGAATGATAATGATTAAGTCAGGCGCCGATCTCCGCCATGAGCGCAAAGCCTTGGGCATCAACCAAAGCCAATTCGCTAGGTTTTGCTTTGTCGCCCGCAATACCATCATCGAATGGGAAAAGCGCGATAAGCTGCCGTTTGTCTTGGCGCTAGGCTTAGACGAATTGATTAGGCAATTACATTTCGCGCTAGGCGTAGGAAAAGGGAGGGCACGCGATGAAGATTGAAAGAGGCTCGCCACTAGGACCACTTATCGGGCTGGCGTTTTGCCTGATGTTTTGGGCTTTGGTCTGGGTGCTTATCAGCGCGCTGGTATGAGGGGTGAAATGACAAAGAAAACCATCCTTGAACTCATCACGTTAATGGCGAATTTTAAGACATCGGCATCGGCAACAATAGCCGATATGGGCGACTACGACTATCTTATTTCCGGCACCAAGAATAGCGGTAAACTGCGTCGATTGAGCATGGACATTACCCGCAAGCTGGCCGAGTTGCGCGCCGGCAAATGAAGCGAAGCGACAGTCTGCTAAGGACGGAGGCAAGATGAAAGACGCTATATCATGTCAATTTTGTGGTGCCTGGTATCACCATCCGACTTATTACCGGGCACCTAGCCAATGCTGCGATCGCTGCTGGCTGGAGATTAACGCGCAACTATCAAGGGAAGGAAGCGAAATGAAAGAATATCCGCATGAATGCGATACCGACTACGAATATGAAAAGATAGGGGAAGCCAAACGCCTAGCCCATGACGAAGGCACATGCAAAGCGCCTTGCGACTATTGCGAAGCGACGGGGGATAAAGAAAATGGGCAAGAATGAACTTATTTCCGATTTAACTAGGCTCGAATGGTTTGCCGGCATGGCGCTAAATGCTTGGATTGATACAGACCATTGGACGAATGCAACAGACTTAGCTAAGCGATGTTTTGATGTTGCCGAGGCCATGCTGGCTGAAAGCGAGCGGAGGGAGAAATGAGCGAGCAACTATACGACCAAGCCATTAGCGTGCTGGACAACGCCAAGCTGATACCGGCGGCCCGCACCGACGAGGATTATAGCGCCCTGGGCCACTTCATTGTTCACTGTAAACGCCTTATCGCCAAGATAACCGAAGCCCACAAGCCGAGTATCCAAGCCGCCCATGACTCCCACAAAGCGGCCATAGCCCTGCGGGATAGCCATATTCAGCCCATTACCGCGGCTTTGAGGATCGTTGAGCCGCTGGCGCTGGCTTACAAGCAAGCCAAGGATGCCGAGGCATGGGCAGAGACAAATAAATTACTAGGTACCGCCCGTTGGATTAAGGAGGCCACAGCCCTAGCCGATGCCGAAGCCCTAGAAGCCCTGGGCTTTGCCGATGATGCCGATGCCAAGCTGGCTGAAGCCGTAGCCCCAACGCGCATAACGCCCCAAATTAGCACGCTGCCCAAGGTGGCGGGGCTTTCCACCCGGAAACGCTGGACGTACCGTATAACGGACGCCAGGGCGGTCAAACGCGACTATTGCCAGCCCGCCGAGGGTGTCATCAAGGCGGCAGTCGAGAATGCCTTTTATAAAATATCCGTAGTTACCCCCAACATGGTAAAACAGCTTGAAGATGAGATAGGGGGGATCGAGGTTTTTGAGACCGAAACGGTGGTAGGGAGGACAAAATGAGTGAAGCTGAGCGTGTCGTTGAAATCAATCAGATCAAAGACAAGATCGCCGAATGGCAAACAGCCAAGCTCAAACTTGAGCGTGATCTAGGAGAGGTCACGAACAAGATTAGAACAAGTGGCAGACTCCCTCAATTGGAATATGTGAGGTTATGTAATCGCCAAAACACTCTCAAAAGAGAAGTGGCTGATATTCTTGACACAATGGCAAAACTTAAATCTCAACTCAGAATCGCCTCAAGTAAGAAAGACATTCTTACTATCGAACGACAGTCTATTTCATCCTTAAGCGACTCATTGAGTGACTTGGATTTTGTATTTGGACGTATTCGTTTACTGAGAGATAGCCACTTGAGATTCTCTGAAGACCTTACCCGTGTCTCTAGTATGCGTACCATCTCCGCACAAATTGCTAGAGAATTGACCGAATTGATCGGAGAATTACAACAACGACGCGACTCTATTTTGCAGAAGAAGTCACAAAATGAGTAACCTGAGCCTGTTGGAGCGGCGCATCATAGCCGCCGAAAAGTTAGGCGAGTCATGGGCTGAGTTACATGCCACTTGGATGCAGCTTGACGACGCAAAGAAGAATGTCCTGGCCGCATTGATGAATGACCTGGATGACGGCAACATGAGCGAGTCCAAGCTGGAAAGACTCGCTAGAGGGGCCAAGGAATATCAAGACTATTGCCGTAACCTGGCACTCGCCAAGGGTGCGGAGTTACGGGCGAAGGTGAAATATGAGTGTGCAAAGGACTATTTTGAAGCTGGACGGTCTGCCGAAGCTACAGAACGGGCAAAATTTACGCATTTTAACCACATACCATAAGGAGGAAGTCATGCCGATAATTCAAGTAGACGCCGTTACCAAAGAAGCACGCGAGTGGAAGGGTCGTAAGAAATGGGGAGTCAAGCCGGTCGGCTGGTCGGAATGGCTGA